TGCTTCTGGTGCTGCTGCTGCTGTTTCTTCGTCCTCGTCTTCTGTATCAGGTAATCTTAAAGTTGGGTCTCGGGCCGGAGTTGGGTTTGGAATTGATGATAAACGGCATGTCTCTGAAGGTTCGTTCGACAGAGAAATGTTACATAAAAAATTAGGAAAAGTTATTATCGCTTCAGTATCACCGTTTACGTCATCCTCGGCGTCGGCGGCTCTGGAAACCAGTGCGCGAGTTGGAGAAGATGAATCAGCTGCTGCTGCTGCTTCAGATGCCGATAAAGAGGAAAATGCGGTTCCATTAAAACTAAAGCAAAGGGCAAAACTTGTTACGGAAAATGTAAATAAAGTATCGCCTGGCGCTTCAGCTATGGCGGTTGCCCAACAAAATGAAGATATTCGCGATTTTGAGGTCGTTGAAGAAGAAAAGGGAGACGTCGCCGCTCCATCTGGGTCTAAATTTCGCAAAATCAATATTCCCAACCCTCGTAAAAGGGCTGCTGCTGTTGCTGCTGCTGCGGATCCTTCGTCGTCATCTGGATTTAAAATACCGGTTTCAACTTCACACCGCGAAACAAAAGCCCAGATTAAAAAACGTATTGAAAAAGCGGCAGATGACGCAGCTCGTGATGATAAGTATGCCCTTGTTTCCGCTGTTAAAATAGGAGATACGATTGTTAATGACCGATTGCCTGCGCCTCGACCCCTGCCTCAAATCCAAGCATCTGAATTCTATATGAATAATCGCGCAAAATTTATCCAGTATATTAATGCGTTATTCCAGCAATACCGCAAAGAAATGAGTTCTGGCGAGGGCGATATTTCATGTGAAGCATTATACGGCGGAGATGAAACAGCATCCGTTTCTCTACTATTACATCAAAAAATCGTTCGTGATTATTTGAATATTTATTCACCTTATCGCGGGTTACTTTTGTTTCACGGGTTAGGAAGCGGGAAAACGTGCTCATCTATTGCCATCGCTGAAGGTCTGAAAACATTCAAGAAAATTGTAGTTATGACTCCAGCTTCTTTGCGTATGAACTACATGGAAGAAATGAAGACAAAATGTGGAGATTTAATGTACAAAAAAAATCAGTTCTGGGAATTTATCTCAACCGAAAAAAACGACGAACTTATTCGGACATTAGCATATATCTTGAAAATTGATGCGTCTTATATCCGCCGTCATGGAGGCGCATGGTTAGTCAACGTGAAAAAGCCGAGTAATTATGAGACACTTCTTACACCAAGTGAACGTGTTAGAGTCGACCAGCAAATCGATGAAATGATTAAATCGAAATATGAATTTATTAATTATAATGGTCTTCGTAATGAGAAGCTGAAAAGTATGTCGGATAACTATACCCATAACCCGTTTGATAATTGCGTTATTGTCATAGACGAAGCGCATAATTTTGTAAGTCGAATTGTAAATAAACTAAAACGCCCCACAACTATGGCATTTCGTTTGTACGACTTTTTATTACGCGCCCAAAATGCGAAAGTGGTATTACTCACTGGAACACCAATTATTAATTATCCAAATGAAATTGCCGTACTATTCAACATATTGCGCGGGAATATCGATACTTGGGTTTTTACGATTAGCCACACTGGGTCGTCGTCTGGTGCTTCTGCTTCCTCCGCGCCAATCAAACTCAACATTGAAACATTCAAAGAAATATTTGGGATGACCATCGGTTCTAAATCAAGTGGCGCAGCTGCTCGTGTGAAACGCGATTTCGCAAACAATATCGGATTATCATTTGATAACATGGAATATAATACCCGCGCAAAACAACTTATAATCACCCGAAATCCTTTCGGGTTTGTTCGCGATTATGATATGGTTACTGGAAAGTATAAAGGTGTTATTCGCAAGGGATCGCCATATGAAAATGTCCCAGCAGACGCTCCTGCGGCTGGTGGTGGTGGTGGTTCTTCTTATGGCGGCGCTGCTGCTGGGCAAGCAACAACGGCAGAAATGGCCGTTTCTGAAATGAATATGATGGTTCGTGATACCACTTCAACTGAAAATGGTATTCTCAGTGACGCCGCCTTTGAAAAGGCTATTATTCAAAAGCTAAATGATCATCAGATTTTTGTGGTTCGAGCATCTACTCATAAACAAACACCTGCGACTGCTCTTCCATCTACTCTTGATGAATTTAATTCTATGTTTATTGAACCTGGAACTCTTCTACTTAAAAATCGAGATTTGTTGATACGCCGAATTTTAGGTCTTACGTCTTATTTTCGAAGCGCGCAAGAATCGTTATTGCCCGCATATGACGCAGATGCGAATTTCCATTTGGTTGAAGTTGAGATGAGCGACCACCAGTTCGCATTTTATTCACGCATTCGCGATATAGAACGAAACCAAGAATCTCAAATGAAAAAGAATGCGAAAAAACGTGGTACAGGGGCAGCGGCAGCCGCTAAAGGGAAGAAGGGTGCTGCTGGAAGTGGTGATGGTGCCGGCGCCGGCGAGATTTATGAAGACGTATCTTCTACTTATCGTATTTTCTCACGCGCGTTTTGTAATTTCGTATTTCCAACATCTATTCATCGTCCTTTGCCAAACGATGGCAGTGAAACCGCAACAAAAACGGCAAAAGCCGCCGCAGTCGGAGTTCCTGATTCTGGAGTGGTAGGTAATTTAGATGAAACTCCGGAAAGTTTTGCTGCGCGTATAGCTTCCGCGTTAACACAAGGAGCTGCCGCAAATGGTGGCCCAGCTAAGAAAGGGCGTAAACCGAAAGCGTCGTCGGATGCGGCTGCGGCGGCGGCTGCGGCGGATGTGGTGAATGCTGCGGGTGAAGAAAATAAAATGGACGAAGATATGTTGGATGCTATTGATAATGAAGAAGATGATGACGATGAACTCGGTGGAGGTAGCGAAGTAGTTATAACTGGTGATTCTATGCGAACGATTACTGCTGATGTTGCGGATTCGGCCTCGGCGGTGGCGGTGGCGGTGGCGGCAGCTTCAGCGGTGGGTGTTTCGGAGATGACGGGCGATCGCGTTAAACCAGGTGAAACGAGCAAAAAGGCTCGTGTACTTCTCTATAAGGCCGCAATAGCAAAAGCATTACGCGACATTAAAACAAGCGCAGGCAGTTATTTAATTCCCGCCGAGTTAGCAACATATAGTCCGAAATTCTTGTACATGCTCAATAATATTCACGACCCAAAACATATCGGACTTCATTTGGTATACAGTCAGTTTCGTACCTTAGAAGGTATTGGTGTTTTCAAAATCGTATTGGAAACAAATGGATTCTCTCAGTTTAAAATAAAACAATCATCACTCGGTGATTGGACCATAGATATGTCACCCGAAGAACAAGAACGGCCATGTTTTGCGCTTTATACCGGAACTGAATCATCCGAGGAAAAAGAGATTATCCGCAATATTTTTAATAGTAAATGGAAAAATGTCCCGAAAACAATAACTGACCAATTATCGGCTCGTTTCACAAATAATATGTATGGAGAAGTTATCAAGGTTCTTATGATTACAGCATCTGGATCTGAAGGTATCAACTTGCGCAATGTTCGTTATGTTCATGTCGCCGAACCATACTGGCACCCAGTTCGAACGGAACAAATTATCGGTCGCGCTCGGCGTATTTGCTCACACAACGACCTGCCTGAAGACTTACGAACTGTGGACGTCTTTTTGTACGTCATGCGTTTTAGTGGACGACAAATGGCCGCCGATAATGACGACTCTCTTAATATCCGTATGAATGATAAGAGCAAAACAGATAATGTTACCCCATTAAGTACCGATCAGTCTCTTTACGAAACATCAAATATAAAAGCGCGTATTACAAAACAGATATTAACGGCAGTGAAAGAATCGTCATTTGATTGTATGCTTCACGCAAACACAAAATCAAAAGAAAAGTTGAACTGTTATTCATTCGGAGTGGTAAATGATGAAGAAAAACTTGCGTATAAACCAGATATTAAATCGGAAGAAGATGATAAAACAAGCAAATTAAATAAAACAACAAAGACGTTTTCAGCACGCCTTATTGAAATTAGCGGGAAGCAATACGCCGAAGATCCAGAAACACATATATTCTATGATCTGGAACTCTATAATATGGGAAATATGGTGGAACGTGGTCGACTTGTAACTATACCTGCGAACCCGAAGACAGGTGAGACTGAAAAACGGCGCGTTGATTGGTCATAGTTGTCGTGATGTCAAATTCTGTTCCAGAATCTCTCGCAGATATGTTTTTATTTCTTGAAACATATCTTCTACTCGTCTCATTATTTCTGAATTCGTAGGTTCGGTCGTCGATGTTATATCCGAAACCGGCTTTCGCTTAAGTTTCATATATATACTATTTAAATCGGCAACAGATGTGTCTCGGTCTCGGTCGAAGTCTTCAGAATAAATCATCATGCTTGGCTCATCCGGTGAAAATCGAACCTTAGAGTGTGTTGAACTGATCTCATCCGGTGCTGGTCCTGGTCCTGGTCCTGGTGCTGGTCCTGGTGCTGGTCCTGGTGCTGGTTGTCTCATAATCATAATGTCCACTTTAGAAGCATCGGTTGGTTTTAATTTTTGGGTTATTTCAGCCATATCGCGTTCTCGTGCGGCAATTCTATCCGCAAGTAGTTTGTCCATATCCTCCCCAATTGGCGAATCATTTTGATCATCTATTATTTCAGTGGAACGATTTGCCGATGCCTGTATTGGTTCTTGTATAGGTATAGGTATAGGTAAAATATCTACAACTTCAATAATAGTAGATGGTTTTTGCTGCTGCTGTATAGGTAATTTCTGAATCTGTTTTCGAGAGATTTGTTGATTATTTGTATTATTCGCATGATCCGAAAAATCAATCGGCGGTGGTTTGGGACGATCTAAAAAAGCTCGCATTTCCGCTTCCTTTTCTCTTAATTTTGTTTCTATATCCTGGCGCTTTTGATTATGAAAATCCTCGGCGTATACTGCCGAAGAAGCTGATCCTATCACAGCCATTCGTTTTGAACTTATATCCGAAATAACCCTCGGTATTGTTGTTGCGAGAGAATGAATCGCAGCACGATTTAATTCCACTAATGAGTTTGATGGTTGGGCAGTTTTTATACAATTTTGAATCGTAAACTCAAATACACTCTGAAGATCTGATATAGAAACATTACGGGGTATATTCTCGAATACTCCTTCTTCCATTAATATTCCCCATAATAATCGCTTGTTTTCTTGTGTTCCGAGAGATGACGTCATACTATTATGATTTGTTATGATTATTATGATTTGTTATGATTATTATGATTTGTTATGATTTGTTATGATTATTATAATTATTATGGTATGTTTATCAATAATAATTATAATTATTTATGTTTATACGATTTATTCTGAATTATTAAAAATCCACAGGTTTTGTCGGAACTGGTTCATCCACATTGAAAAAATGCCGACGAAACTTCTGCATATATTTGTCGGTCATTTTCTTCTTCTTATCCAGAAAATCACGGACACGCATCTTTCCTGTCAACATATGAATAATCATAAACAAAGAATAAACTCCGCATTCTGTATCATCCCGCTGATGCGGAACATCATTAATAAATACATTAAACTTAATTCCGTGCTCTTTACCTTGTTCGCGCACCATTTTCATAAACCGCTTAATCCGGTTTTGCGGTTTATCGCTCGTACTATCAAAAAAGAATAATACCTTTGCGCGAACATCAATAAACAATGAAACCCAATGTGCCCCCGGTTTATCATGCGTATCTGTATTGAATATAACACCGATTTTCACCTTTCCATTCTTGATATGTTTCATTAAATCAAACTTACATAATTCATTCCATACACAATCACCGTCTTGGACGATTTCATCATAATCTACAGGTGATGGACCGATAAATAAAAAAGACGGAACTGCGTGCTCATATTGTTTCATTGAATTCGCAATATCTATACTTGATAACCATTCATTCGGATTCTTCTTCCATGATTCTGGTGCTTGTGGGGCAAATGTGTAATTCACCATTTCATCATTTATACCAGATGATGCGAAACTTTGGCGCAACCAACATGCCTCCGTATGACACACATTTTTCATATTATTCTTAAGTTTTGTCCATATCGCTCGAGCATCCGTATCTGTGATCTTCTGGTCTGAATGCCGCTTATTCCATAGAGATTTAAGCTTCTCGATAGATTCAGATGAATAACACGAAAAATCATTCTGGGCCGTTTCTTGAGCTGATGGAGCACATGTTACATCTTTAAATTCATTGGATTTATTTTGGTGTTCAGGTTCGATGGTTTGATTTTGGGGCTGATTTTGAGGTTGATTGTTCGCCATGATGTATCGTATCGTTCATATAATATATGATACTATTTTTATATACTTATATTTAGTTTAGTTTAGTTAGTTAGTTTATTATACACCAAATATTGTTTCTATCCGGTGACGAAATGATTCACTTTTTACCAATGACTTACATACTTCGTCATCTTGTATAAATTCTTGATTTTGAATAATTAATTCGTAAATATCAGAGTAATCAAGATTATCGATGAACAGTATATTTTTATTGTGAACACTCTCCGGGTATTGCTGTCTCGGTCCAAACAAACGTGTTTTATAGAATAACGCCTCCAGAATAGTTGGCCCGGAAGATGGATGCCCAAAACTTAATATATATTTACCATCATTCAATAATTGTTGCCACGATGAAACAGATAAAACACCAAGATCAGTAACGCCACATATACCTAACGGAACATTGGTAACACTATAAAACTTCATTCCTCTACCTGTTAAATATTTAACTAAATGAGTTTGAATCAGGTTGACATCCTTTCCCCATAATATTCCAATATTTTCGAATTTCGGAGTTTTTGTTGTTGTGATGTCACTGTCGCCATGGCATAAATTACGACATATATATGACATATCATATCCTAAATACGTATTTTGTTTGAAATACTGAAATGGTGTAAGTATATTTGTAATCGGAATATGCTTATTATTTACACTACCTAATTGTGAAACTCCGTTTAAATCTCTACCCCAATAACACATACAATAAACATTATCTATGTCATCATATAAATGACGAATCGTCATTGGAATTGTTATATAATCCATTATTAATTTTACCCGATTTCCACATTGTTTATGATTTACGTATGCCTGTAAAAAGTCAGCCTCATCTTTACAATGAAGTACTATATTGCGATTATCAGTTAAATGTCTCATGAATGAATAAAACCACATTATTTCACCCATAATCATTTTACCGGAATCATTTCCTCGCAAAATTGTTTCCAGATCTCGGAATCTACTATGAAAAAATATAAAAACAGTTGATTTATTATTCATTGTATTGTATGTATATTTAGTATTATTTATTTAGTATTATATCATTTTACGAACAAATCGTTTATAAAATGGTAATAAAATAAGTGTTTATTATATACAACCCAATCCCGTTATTATAGGCTGTTCTGTCATGTTTTTACAAAAAAATGTATTTAATAATCATATGATGACTTCGCCACCACCACCAAGAATACTACAAGAATCTATTTTTGATATCAAAATGAATTATTGCGAAAATGTTATTAAAATCCCACACATTATTGATGTTAATCAACTTACTTTTATTTTAAATAAAATCGAAAAAAATAAAGAGAAGAAAATTGTGGTTATTAATAATAGTACTAATACTATTCCTAATTTTGTTATTGATAAACTAAATTCATATTATGAATACGTGGTTGTATGTTAATTAGTGCTCATGATAATATTTTAGTTGACAATCAAAAATACTTATATTTTCTGCTATTGTTTTAATTGGTAATGATAATAATTTTTCATAATTTAAAAAAGGACATGGTTTGGCATTTGGTAAACTGTAAAAGTTTTCTATGATTCTACTATCATGTGTTATTGATAAGCACTCTTGGTTTTTGTTCATTTTTGTTACTCTATCCAAATGAAAAATTCTATATTTGAAAGCATAATTTAATGGTATATATTTATTTTTAAAGAATATTCCTGCTATAACATTATCACACCCCATACACATTCCGATTGAAAAATCGATGTTATTTATTCGTAAATTTCTCATTTTATCACTTTTTTTAAATACCCAACAATCTTGTGACCAACATTTAAATGCCCAAAAATCGTTAAATACATCACCTTTCTTATCTATTTCGTGCCTGGATAAGCAAAGAGCTCTATCGTCATTCAACAATTTGGAAACAGAATACCATTCAAATGAATCTTCTAATATGATATCGCTATTTGCTAAACAAATTATTTCATCATCTTTGAATGTTTCCATACAAAATGTAATAAAATAGTTCCACGTCATTCGATCCTTTATATTATTCACAAAAAGCGATTTATCAGTCTTTTCGTCTACGCCACCATTTTTAAGGCCTTGTTTTACATTATTAAATTTACCGGTTAATTTACTAAAATCAGGAACATGCGTATATCTATACTCACTTTCACTTTTTTGAATTTTAATATTTATTAATTTCTCGTTGTTTTTAATACATTCTGGCAAAAAATCAATATTACCTTCGTATAGGTTATAAACCTTTTTAATACATTTATTATTTAAATTATTATGAAGACACAATAGTAATTCTTCTAATTTTTCAGGTCGTTTTATCGGATATGTTTGAATAACAAGATTAATATCCCCAAGTTGATTATGTTTATTATACGTGGTTTGTTCGAGATTTTTAAATTTGGAATAATTAAATTCTTTTTCACGAAGATGTCGTTGCTGAAAATGATCGAGAGTCATTGTATTGTAGTATATTATTATATATAAACTAATGTCATATATAATTGAGTTTATAAACGTATAATACTAATTTGTATACGTTTATAAAAAATTGAAAATATGCGAATGATTTATAGTTATCGTACGTTCAGTCTTCGTTTCGTATCTCTTCGTTTCGTTCGTTCATTTCATAATGGTTACAACTCGTGGTTCTAATAAAAACAGCCGTTCTATCATCCAGTCTACCGGAACAAAAGCTTCCAGAAATACTATACCGGTTCAGACACCGGCATCACCACCACCACAGCCACCGCTTCGTCGATCTGGCCGGTTGGCAGCGTCGTCATCGTCGTCGTTGTCGTCGTCGTCTTCTCCAGTTCAATCAGTATCTCGTCAGGCGTCATTGACGACCTCATCATTTCGAGATGCCGCAATTCGGAATTATAAGGTATATCGGCCTTCTTCTT